ATGTTAATGGTCTTTTAAATAATTTAGAAACTATTACATCTCTTTTAGGAGGTGTTTTAGGTTTATCTATTATTACATCTTTTTTAGAAGGTGTTTTAGGTTTAGGTTCTTGATTTGTTGAAATACATATTTTATCTAATTCTTTATAAATTGGACTTTTTGATGTTAAACGATGTCCTGTAATTGGATTCTTTGGATTTAAAGGATTTTCTTGTTTATTTTGTTTCCAGTTATAACAATCATCAAGTGTTAAAGGTCTTTTAAATAATTTAGAAATTATAACATCTTTTTTAGATGATTTATTTGATTTATTTGATTTAAATGATGTATCTATTTTTGAACTACCTGGTAAATTACTATCAATTGATTTATATTCATCATTCATTTTAACATATACTAATGTTCTAAATCCTCTGCTAAAAGAAAAACATAAAGTATCATCTTTGGTATCTTTAATAATATCTACATTGCATTTTATAGGATTTAAACAAAAATTTTTATCTTTTTCATTTACATCCCAGTTAAATTTCATTAATTCACAAGGTAATATTTTATATTTAAATAAATCATCATCAGCTTTACTTGGATCAACAGTTGTTCGTATCCATCCATTATAAACATATTTCTGATTTTTACATTTTATTCCAGCAACTGCATGACTTAATTTGTCTTTTGAATTGTAATTTACTATTAAAGTTGAATCTAATATATATTTATCACCATTATAAATAATAATATCATCAAGAGATTTAATAACATGTTTTTTATAATTGATATTTTTAGGATATTTAATTAAGAATTTTTTAACATTTAATATCATTGAATCAAAATAATACTCATATTCTTTTTTTTCATTAGGAATATTTACTAAAATATAATCGGGATTTGTTATTTCAGATTTTATTATATCAGCCACAAATTCTTCAATATTGTGTTCTATTTTTTTTTCAATGAACTCATGTAGTTTACTGTCTTTTTTTGCTAAACTTTTCACTAGATTTACATAATATTCACCATTAACAAAATTACTTTTATCAAGTGTAATACAAGTTTTACCTAAATATTCTATAAATATTGGTAAAAATGAATAAAATTGTTCGCCTTCATTTAAAATTTCATACAAATAATCTTTATTTTCTACAAAACTTCTTAATATATTTTCTGGTCTCATTATATTGAAATATTTCATTCCTTTTTCCTTCGACAAATATTTATTTTCTAAAATCTTATTAATTATTTTATAAAAAGCATTTGTTTTATCACGTTTATAAATATTGTCATGTAAAAGCAATTTTCTGGAATTTTGACTATATAAAAGAGACATCAATATAGCATTAAACCAGCATGTGCCTGTAAATTGTGGTATAGTTACAACTCTACCGCAAAAATTATCTCTATCCATATCTATAAATTAAAATTAAAAAAATAAAATTATTAGCTAGATGATTTAGTTATATCTTTATCTATTGATTTATATTTCTCATTTATTTTGACATAAACTAAAATTATCAGCAATATTTTTATGAAATATTTTAATATATTTTGGTGAATCTATATAATTTTCTAATATATGTTCTGGACGCATTATATTAAAATATTTTAATGCTTTTTCTTTTGATATATATGTTTTTGTTAAAATTCTATTTATTATTTTATATAATTTATTTGTTTTTTCATTTGCATAAATATTCTCATATAAAAGCAATTTTCGCGAATGTTGGCTATATAAAATACTCATTAATATGGCATTAAACCAACATGTGCCTATATATTGAGGTATCGTTACAACTTTATTACAAAAATCACATAATTTATCAAATTGTTGATAATCAGAATCAGTTTCTAATAAAGGTTTGCCATTAATAGGATTAATATATTTATTTTTTTCCCATTCATAACAATCTTTTGATGTTATTAAATGTTTTTTTAAAGGGTATTTTAGGTGGTGATTTAGATTTAGAAGGATAATTTGTAGAAGTAGAATCACATAATTTATTAAATTCTTTATAAATTGGACTAACTTCCTTTAAACGATGACCTGTAAGTGGATTCTTTGGATTTAAAGGATTTTCTTTTTTATTTTGATTCCAATCAAAACAATCTTTTGATGTTAAAGGTCTTTTAAAAAGTTTAGATTTTATATCTTGAATAACAATATCTTTTTTAGGAGGTGTTTTTTGTTTATCTATTATTACGTCTTTTTTAGGTGGTGTTTTAGGTTTAGAATCGCATAATTTTTCAAATTCTTTATAAATAGGACTGACTTCCTTTAAACGATGACCTGTAAGTTGATTCTTTGGATTTAAAGGATCTTCTTTTTTATTTTTATTCCAATCAAAACAATCTTTTGAAGTTAAAGGTCTTTTAAAATGTTTAGATTTTATACCTTGAATAACAATATCTTTTTTAGGTGGTGTTTTTGGTTTAGGTTCTTGATTTGCATAAACGCATAATCTATCTAATTCTTTATAAATAGCACTTTTTGGTGTTAAACGATGACCTGTTAAAGGATTCTTTGGATTTAAAGGATTTTCTTGTTTATTTTGAATCCAATCACTGCAATCATCTGATGTTAAAGGTCTTTTAAATAGTCTAGAAATTATAACATCTTTTTTAACAGGTGATTTAGGTTTTTCACTTATACTTGAACTTCCTGGCAAATTACTATCAATTGATTTATATTCATCATTCATTTTAACATATACTAATGTTCTGACTCCTCTGTTAAAAGAAAAACATAAATCATTATCAATATCTTTATCAATACTAGTTAATTTGCATTGTTGTGGATTTAAACAAAAATTTTTATCTTTTTCATTAATATCCCAATTAAATTTCATTAATTCACAAGGTAGTTTTTGATGTTTAAATAATTCTTTTTTAGCACCAACTTTAGCAGGATCAATGGTTGTTCTTATCCAACCATTATAAACATATTTTTGATTTTTACATTTTATTCCAGTAATTGCATGACTTAATTTTTCTTTTGCATTATAATTTACTAACAATATTGAATCTAATATATATTTATTACCATTATAAATAATAATATCATCAATAGATTTAATAGTATGTAAATTTATTTCTTTTTTATCTTTATAAATAAAATCTTTAATATTTTTTATTAATCCAGAATAATCCTGTTGTTGTTTTAAAAAAAATTTGATATAATTTACTATATTATCAAAATACTTAGAATCATCTATCATATTTACAAAAATATAATCTGGATTTATTATTGGTGGTTTTGTTAATTCTGAAATAACATCCTTGACTTCTAAAGCTAATTTAGTGGTAATAAAATCTTTAAATTTAATATCTTTTTTTGCTAAACTTTTTATTAAATTTACATAATATTCACCTTCAATATTACTTTTATCAAGTGTAATACAAGATTTACCTAAATATTCTATAAATATTGGTAAAAATGCAAAAAAATGTTCTGCACTATTCAAAAGATTATTTAAATGAGCTTTATTTTCTACAACACTTTTTAATATATTTTCTGGTCTCATTATATTGAAATATTTCATTCCTTTTTCTCTCGACAAATATTTATTTTCTAAAATTTTATTAATTATTTTATAAAAAGCATTTGTTTTATCGCGTTTATAAATATTGTCATATAAAAGTAGTTTTCGTGAATTTTGACTATATAAAATACTCATTAATATAGAATTAAACCAACACGTGCCTGTAAATTGAGGTATGGTTACAACTCTATTACAAAAATTATCTTTATCCATATCTATAAATAAAAATTAAAAAAAATAAAATTATTAGCTAGATGATTTAGATATATCTTTATCTATTGATTTATATTTCTCATTCATTTTGACATATACTAAAGTTTTTATTAATCCTTTACCAAATGAAAAGCATAAATTATCATTTTTTGTTGCTTTATCTAATTTACACATTTTAGAATTTAAACAAAATTCTTCATCTTTATTAACATCCCATTCATATTTCATTAATTCACATGGCATCGGACTATCTTTAAATAAATCTTTATTTACAATAGAAGGATCATTTGTCGTTCTTATCCAACCATTATAAACATATTTATTATTTTTACATGTAATACCAGCAATTGCATGTCCTCCATTAGTATTTTTATAATCAGATAATAAACAAGAATCTAAAATATATGTATCACCATTAAAATGAATTAAAGGTTCATGTGTTTTTAATCCATCAAATTTAAGAAATTTATTAATAGGATTATCAATATTATAATAATAAGAATCAGAAACAACTTGTGTTATAATTCCATGAACCAAATTTTTATTTTTTTCATGAATATTTACAAAAATATAATCAGGATTTGTTTGTTTTAATTCTTTTAATAATTTTTTATAAGTAGATTTAAAATAAATTATAAGTTTTTTAGCAAGTTCTATATTATCATCAAATTCATATGTTTCTTTATTAAAAATTGTATATATTTTAATAATATTTAAATAATATAAATTATTATCATCTTTATCTATTGTTATACATGTCTTACCTAATGATTTTATAAAATTTGGTAAATGTATACTAAAATTATCAGCATTATTTATATGAAATTTTTTAATATATTTAGGTGAATCAATATAATATTCTAATAATTTTTCTGGACGCATAAAACTAAAATATTTTAATGCTTTTTCTTTTGATATATAATTTTTAGTTAAAATTCTATTTATTATTCTATGTAATTTATTTATTTTTTGATTTGCATAAATATTCTCATATAAAAGTAATTTTCGCGAATGTTGACTATATAAAATACTCATTAACATAGCATTAAACCAACATGTGCCTATATATTGAGGTATTGTTACAACTTTATTACAAAAATCACATATTTTTATTAGTTCTTGATAATCAGGATCAGTTTTTAATAAAGGTTTACCTGTAATAGGATTAATATGTTTATTTTTTTCCCATTCATGGCAATCTTTTGAGGTTATTAAATGACTCTTAACTTTTTTAGGAGGTGATTTAGGTTTAGGTTTAAATTTATCATTAGTAGAAATAGAAGTAGAATTACATAATTTATCTAATTCTTTATAAATTGGGCTTACATCTTTTATTCGATATCCAGAAACTGGATTCTTT